TTAGCAAGACGTGCTTACTTAGATTTCAAAAAATTCACAAATGGGTCGAACGATTGCGTTCCTATAACAGAATGTGCCCATGATAACGGTTATACTACGAGCTAGGTGTCTTTACATCGCTAGGCTTAACGTCTTGATCACGACGGTCAACTGTCTCCTTTCGGAGTTCCAATTAACGTGGTCATGAACGTCCCATCTGAAGGGAATAAAAACCGTATTGTCACTAAGTCTCATCCTGGTTTAATCATCCAAGCTCAAAGGCTTCGAAAAGGGATGATGAAGATACTTTCTAAAGACAGAAGAGTCTCAACAGTACTTACTGGAAGAAGGGAAGAAGCTCTCAACGAGCTCCAAGTCGGAAAAAGCGATGACGTCTTTCTCTCGTCTGACTTGTCGGCGGCATCTGACAGAATGTCGCATGAAGTCTCCCTTGCGCTTTGGTTTGGATTAGTGCGCGTACTGGATGAAATTGATCTCGAGACCTTATCTTACTGTCTTGGTCCACAAATCCTGATTTACCCTGAGGGTACTGGCATCACAACAAGACTCTCCACTAATGGAATTTTAATGGGTCTTCCGTTGACTTGGGTCACTCTGAACTTACTTCACTTGTTTTGGATTGAAGAGTCTGCCCTGATGTCTAATTTAATGGTTAGTCGCACCTTACTCAATACAAGAATATGCGGAGATGATCTAGTAGCTCACTGGCCTGCTAAACAGGTTGAAAATTATGAGACTTTAGTCATCCAGTCAAATGGTGCATTCAGTGAAGGAAAACACTTCAAATCATAAGACTTTCTGGTCTTCACTGAAATTATAAAGATTAGTAAAAGCGTGGTGAAGTTGGCTGAATCTCAACAAGAGGTTGACGTCTCCAGCTGTTTCGCGAAGATTTAAAAATCTCTTAAAACGCGTCCAGTTTGGAAAACAAGTAAACCCAAAAGAGTCAACTTTATCCCAATTAAAGGACTTCTCCACGACACACTCTACTAATACAACTTCAATTAAGAAGATGACGAACCATGGTGGTTTAAAGTCGGACCAGCGCTTGAAGCTACTTAGGTCCATCGGATTTAACCAACCTATTATAGGTTGAGATTTGGTTATCTCCGTGAGCTTTT